TCAAACTGCAAATTTTCGATCATCCGAGCTAGAAACTTCTTTAGCAAAGGGCTCTAATGGTTTCAAATCCAAAACCTGCCGGACAGTATTTTTCTCCTTAATAGTGGCTCTTTCATAGGCTTGAGCCACCTCCGTTGCCTCATGTGAAAGAAAAGATGGCTTTTTATTCTCTATATAATCCTTATAAAACACTTCAACTTCTACATCTAAGGCGTCGCAAATCCGTAGCAAAACGTCGAAGTCTATTTTCATATTATCCCGTTTGATAATACTATACAGGGTTTGAGGGCTTATCTTAATTTTTTTAGCTAGTTCATTTACATTAGTACCCTTTTCAGTAATTAATTGTTGCAGCGTGGTCCCGATCAAATTTTATCCCCTTCTTTCAATAACAATTTAACACACGAAAAAATGAAAGTCAATAATAATTTATGATTTTTCATAAATTATTATTGACTTTATATTCGTTTGAATATATAATAAAATAAAAATTATGCATTTGCATATAAAAGAGCTGATAAAATGTATGCAAATTTAAAAGGGGAGATTGCCAAAAAAGGAATCCAACGGTCTGAAATGGCAAAAGCATTGGGAATCCATGAAAACTCTATCAGCAACAAAATTAATGGAAAAAGCAGATTTACTATTGAGGAAGCTTTTCAAATTAAGGATACCTTTTTTGCAGATAGCCCAATAGGGCTACGAGAATTATTTCAATGTAATGACTGTAAGTCGAACTAGTTCACCAACAAGAAGCCGCCCGTAGCGGGCGGCGGAGAAAGAGAGGTGAAGTTCTTGTTTTGGAAATGGTTGAAAGAAAACCACCCCATAGTGCATGAGGTGGTTTGGTGGATTGTAGACTTGGTTTGCGTTATTTCAATCATTATCTCAGTTGTAGTAATAAGGATGCGATAGAAACAATTAGGGCAATCAAAGCGATTGCAAGCGTAGTCCATGCGCGAAACTCGGTCCAAACATGCTGCTTTTTTGACCGAGTTTGGTAAACGCGAAGTCGTTTTCCAAGCTCGGAAATTTCGCAAATACCACTTGATGGAAGGTCAAAGAAATCTGATTTTCCGCCTAAAAGACCTTTAACTAAACCGCGATTTCGAAGGACTTCAAATTCATCCTTGGTTAGACAGACTGAATCTGATCGTTTGAAACGATCAAAGAGGATTTGTTCTTCATTAGTTAGGATAATAAGTGAGTAATCACGAGTAGTATCCATATTGTATTCACGCCCCTTTTCCACCGAAGCATAACATGCAGCACCCCAAAAAGCAAGAGAAAAGCCGCCCGTGGCGGGCGGCGGAGAAAACAAGGAGATGCATAATGGAAAAAGAAATGGGGCGTATTAATAATGTCCTTCAGAAAAAGTGCAAGAGATGTTCCAATCTTGTTGGTGCCGATGATGCATACTGTCGATGTATATATCGCCTGTTGCTCGATAACGCTCGCAAGCATAAAGCAGCATTTTTAGTGCGGCTGAACTCAAAACAATCCACCCCCCTTCCGTTATTCAGTATAGCAAATGAAATGGCAGAAAGCGAGGTGATAACCTGTATAAAAAAATCGCCAGAATCATGAAGCGTTTTTAAGAGCGACATCCAGATTTCCCATTGTGGGTATCTATTGTCGCGTTAGCAGCCTCAATAATAGTTCCAATCCTGCGTGAATTTCTGGAAAAAATAATTTAAGGAACGAAATGATAAAGGAGCATAAGAGCATGCGTAGAAAAAAGAAAACAACTGTTTGGGCCTATCTGGATGGAAAGAAACTGGTAGACGTGGTTCAGGCGGCCTTGGATAACAACATGATGGTCGAAGATATGAAAGCCCTGCTGATCCGCGAGAATCCCGGTCATGAAATCACTTTCAAAGTACAGTGAGGAGGGCAAAGCAGAGTGGTCACCTCAACCAAAGAGCTTGATGCCATGGAAGGAATGGCAAAGAAGCAGCGGAGCAGAGAAACGCTTCTTCTAGTGCAGATTTTAAGAGAGCTGCGCCAGTTATCCACTTTGGAGGAGTCCCAAGGTGCAAAACTCAGTGAGGTACCGTCACCTGTCAATCCAGTCTTGAACGGAAAACTGGATTGCATGGAAAAAGCAGCTATGATGATGCACGAGCTTGGAAAGCTGCTGTGGGTCAGCGATAAGAAATTCCGCGTCACAGTCGTATGCGATCCAGAAGAAGGAAGGTTTGAAGCAATACGAGAAGACATCTAGGCTTAGAAAGGAGACCCTATGAAAGAATTTGTACCGCCTGCAAATTGGCAGGGCGTCCCCAGAATTGAAAACTACGTGAAATGGTGCGCGATGATTGCATCCAAAAGGCTGGGGGTACCGGTCGAAGCGACGGTGGCCGGACTGAAAGAAGAGTGCAAGCCGGAGCAGAAGGTCGGATGATCTCTATGTCTATCGTAGCGTACGACATGGGCGGGATCGAATTCAACCAGGAAACCAGGGCTTGCAGTCGGTCTGGCGCGGCAGATGTCAACATGAGAGGAGGCGGAACTTTGCAATACAACACGTTAAAAGCCTACAGAAGACTATGCGAACTATACGGCTGGCCGCAGTCCTTTGAAGGGCTGCGCGTGTTCGCGTGGCAGGTCAAGATGGGGTATCGCAGCATCTGGCTTGGAGAGGACGATGGACGGGATCGCGTTTAGTGGGTGGCAGCTCACTTTGTCCATTAGTAAGATCAGTCTGTGCACAGTCTATGCGGCTGTTGCCATCGCTGTAATCGCCGCTGTGGCAATCTGGCGCAGCGCAAAGGAGGAAAAACGCCGTTGAAAATTGAGATCGAGGTGAAGCGCCGGAGGATGTCGGTCACGCAGGGCGCGGCGGATGTTTACATAAACGGTCAAGAGGTCGCCTCTTTCAAGGACGATATTCGGATGATTCCCGAGGGCGAACGGTACTTCGGGGAAAAGATAGGGGACTGGGCCAGCGTCAGCCCCGACACCCAGTTTGTCATTTCAGCGTTATATCATCCTTACGATGGAATCTATCATTACAGCGCGGCGATGAAATCAGCATTATATGAAATTTTAAAACAGGAGCAGAACGGAGTGATGAAACATGAAAGCGACAGGTATCGTCAGAGGGATTGACAACCTGGGCCGGGTAACAATCCCAAAGAGCATCCGGAACGCCAACGGATGGACGGAGGGAACACCAATGGAATTCTTCGTGGTAGACGGACAGGTGATCCTACAGAAATACCAGCCCGCAACCGCTGACAATATCGAGAGCGTAAAAAGGACGCTCAAGAATCTGATCCAGTTTGATGATCCGGAGGCGAACGAGCATCTGAACCGGGCGGTAAACGAAATCAATACCGCGCTCCAATATTTATGTCATGAATCAGGCGGCGGAACGCGAGCAAAACATGTGCGCTGACTTCACCAGAACGTGTGAAGGATGCGAACACGCTGTGGAAGAATCGGGAGTAAAGGCGAAAGCGGTGTATAGATGTATGGCGCATGGCCGGTGGCAGGGCTATACAATCGGACGCGAACATTTTTTGCCGTATATTCCAGCATGGTGCCCGAAAAGGCCGGAAAATAAAGGAGATCGTACATGAAACGTTACGGACGATAAAGGAGGGCTATGAGACCATGGCAGTCTATAAACTGGGACCGGTCCGCCTGACGCAGCGAGGCGGTCAGTATGTGGTAAACATAGACGGGGAACCGGAAGCGGAGGGTATCTACGAAAATCCGATAGAAGCATGGACAAGGTTCATAGATTACGCAGACAGCCGGGTACGCCGCAGAATCGGTGATCTTCTGGAAAAGCAGGGGCGGAACCGGTATACAGGAGCTTTGGAGCAATCATGATAGAGCAATCCCCTATGGACATGTAAGGAGAGTTTAGAGCATGGAAACCATATTATGCGGCGATGCCTTGGAACAACTAAGGACACTGGAACCGGATAGTGTCCATACCTGTGTAACTTCCCCTCCTTATTACAATTTGAGGGACTATGGAATGGCTGGACAGATCGGTGCCGAGGCCACACCGGAAGAATACATAGAAAATCTGGTGAAGGTATTCCGGGAAGTCCAGCGGGTTCTTCGTCCAAATGGAACTCTTTGGATCAATATCGGAGACAGCTACGCCACCAGATCAGGGGCGCAGCCGCCAACAAACACCAGAAATATTCATGGTCACACAGCAAAGCAACTGCCGGCCGGCTATAAGTATAAGGATTTGATGGGGATACCGTGGATGCTGGCGTTTGCCTTACGCACGGATGGATGGCATTTGAGGCAGGATATTATCTGGGCCAAGCCCAACTGTATGCCGGAGAGTGTCCGGGACCGTTGCACGAAAAGCCATGAGTATATTTTTCTCCTGTCAAAATCAGACCGATATTACTTCGATGCAGCTGCAATCAGCGAACCGATTGCAGAAATCAATGTAACGAGGTATCTGAAAAGTTTCGGAGGAAAGGGATATAGGAATGAAGTTCCGAATTTGCGCAGGAACAAGCGGGATGTGTGGATAATCGGTACAGGTGGTTTTAAAGGCGCTCACTTCGCGGTATTCCCTGAAAAACTGGTGGAACCGTGTATCCTGGCCGGATGTCCGGAAGGGGGACTTGTTTTAGACCCGTTTGCGGGAAGCGGGACTACTGGCGTAGTGGCCAAACATTTGGCGCGGAATTTTATTGGCATAGAACTGAACCCAGAGTATTGCAGGATGGCGGATGAGCGGATTCGTGCAGCAACTGTACAGCATGAACAACTGACAATAACAGGATAGGAAAACCGCCCTGTGCGCGCTTCCGAGAGCAAGCACAGGGCGGCTTTCTGAAATTGGCTTTTGTCGCAAAAACCAACCACTTGAACACTCACATTATAACAAAGTGCGCGGCAAAAGTCAAGGGAAACGCGCCGCCGTCTGGCGGTGGGCGGGCTTGTAATGGGTATTATCATTTGAGCGAAGCCTTTTTTTAGAACAGGGGGATTTTGGACACTCCTTTTTCCACTGTCCTGAAAAAAGTCGGAATTGTTGAAAAGTTGAAATGTTGAAAACTATGATTTCAATATTTCAAAAACGGCTGGGACACGGAACCTGCCCGCTCCACTATCCAGCGGAAAGCGGATGAAGCGTAAATGAGAAGTTTTATCAGAGAAAAGAAGATTTTCTGTGGCGACCATTACAGGGAAGTTGACATCTTCCCCTACACTGACGCTCAAAAGAGCATGTCAGGCCGCGGCAGACGGTCTAAAAAGATCAAAGAATCCCCACCCAAGCAGAAAAACCTGAATGACAAAAACGCCCGGAGGTATCTGGTGCAGATTGGGGAACTGAATTTCGGGGCTGACCCTGACGCACTCCACGTAACAGCTACATACAGTCCAAAACATCTTCCGGAAACCATAGAGGAAGCCGAAAGGGAAGCTTCAAACTGGCTGCGCAGGATAAAGTATGCCCGGAAAAAGGCAGGGCTTCCGCCTTTGAAATACATCCTCGTGACCGCCTGCACCACAGGGAGAGACTGTGACAAGCCGGCCCGTATCCATCATCACATCATCATGAACGGTGGCCTGACCCGCGATGCCGTAGAGGAACTGTGGAGGAAGCCGAGGCGTAAAGGGCAGAAACAGGGCGACAGGATCGGTTATTGCAACGCCGACCGCTTACAGGCGGACGAAAACGGGATAGCGGCCCTTTGCAGTTATCTTGTGAAGCAGACCGGAGGAAAAAAGCGCTGGTCCTCGTCTCACAACCTGAAACGACCGGAGAGCCGCACCAACGATGGAAAGTATACACGACGGCAGATTGAAAAACTGGTGCGCGAACGTCCGGACAGAACCTTTTGGGAAAAGAAATATCCGGGCTGGACCCTGACCAGTGAAGATTACGGGGTGCGGTACGAATATAACGAAATCACAGGCTGGGCCATTTACCTGAAGCTGAGGAAGAAAGAGTAGAAAGGAGGTAAAAGAAATGGGACTATCACAACTTTCGGAAAAATGCCGAAGATGTCCATTTTGTGACACATGTAACCACAAGCTAATGGAAGCCGTGGCATATTTACCAGAAACACAGATAGCGATAAATATGACTCAACCTGATGGAAAAGATGCTGCACAGCCATTAATTCGAGAAACAATAACCATTCATACGAAAGGAGAACTATTAGAAGTTTACAAAGATGAGATAGAGAAACAGCTTTATGAGCATCTATATTCTCATCTTGGGCTGCGATGTGGAAGTTGATTCAATGATATAGTTATCTACTATATCTTAAACTATAAGTACACTGTAATAGGGGATGGAGTTATGAAAAATGCAAAGACAATCCGCCGCCAATGGCAGAACCGGGTCAACAACGCACAGGGGCATTTCTTCGAAGAATCTATCAAAGCGGCGTGTGTCGTGTACTCCATGGAGGGTCGAGCGGAGGTTGACAAGACGCCGGAACCATTCCGGGTGATGGAGAAGAGCCGGGACGGGATATTCAAAGGCCGGTTCACGGCCCATGCCCAACCGGACTTTCAGGGGACGCTTGCGGGTGGCCGGTCGATCGTGTTTGAAGCTAAGTACACCACAACAGACCGGCTCAAACAGGATGTGCTGACCGACCAGCAGATGGAGACCTTGAAAAAGCACGACCGACGGGGTGCGCTCTCGGGTGTATGCGCCGGGATCGGGAATGATTTCTTCTTTGTCCCGTGGGAGGTGTGGGACAGCATGAAAATCCTATATGGGAGGCAATATGTGACCGCGCAGGACCTGGAACCGTTTCGTGTGCGCTTCACCGGCGCGGTTCTGTTTTTGGATTATGTAAGTCAGAAGCAGCCAAGTTTGAAAAGGGGGGCTGAAAAATGAAACTGGAACAGTTACAAGAAGGAACCGTATTTGAAGCGGTGGACAAGCTGGGAAACAGATTCTTTTACCGTTTCGATCGGATGGACCATATAGACAGCCCGGACCGGACAGCGGAAAATTGAGAAGGTGAATTAATGAAGTTTGCGTCTTTTAATGCCCGTTGCCCTTATGAACTGGGGGGCGGAAGCAAGGGAACGGACGGGCAGGGACACACGATCACGGATATTGTGGCCCTTCATTCTGTAAAGACAATGACGGTTCGGTTCCTCCACGAGCTGGACGGAAACGGGAAACTGGTTAGCCTGATTCTCGAACCGCAGGAAGGAGGCGGGCCGGGGGATGAACGCGGTGCTGTTAAGCAGTAAAAAAATGGGCTATTGCACGCCGCAGGGATTCTTTGACCAGCTGGACACGGAATTTCATTTTGCGCTTGACGCGGCGGCAACAGACAAAAGCGCAAAATGCCCAGTGTACTACACACCAGAAACGGACGGATTGAAAAGTCCGTGGAACATTTCAGGTGGCGCTGTATTCTGCAATCCTCCATATGGGCGTGAAATCGGGAAGTGGGTCCGCAAGGCATATGAGGAAGCGCAGCACGGCACAACCATCGTACTGCTGATTCCAGCCCGGACAGATACAACGTATTTTCACGAATATATCTATAGACACGCGGAAATTCGTTTTTTGCGAGGTCGTTTATGCTTCACAGACGAAGATGGGAACGCATATTCACGGGCACCGTTTCCTTCGATGCTGGTTATTTACAATAGAAGAGAGAAGGGGAAAAATGAGAGCGATTACGGTATATCAGCCTTACGCGTTTGAGATTGTAGCGGGATTAAAACAGTATGAGACACGACCGCGCCGCACGAATATTCGAGGGCGCGTTGCTATACATGCCGCCAAAACCGATATTTGGGTTGAAAGATTGATTACATTGAAGGATATACAAGAACATTCAAAAATGTTGTTAGAGTATCAGTTGAAACAGGCAAACGGGGCTGTACGAGTTCCTTCAATGCTTGTTTTTAGTGCAGTGATTGGCACAGTTGAAATTGTCGATTGTGTCCCCGTGGAGGCCCTTATAGGCAAGCTGTCAGAGCGGGAGAAGGTTTTAGGCGATTACACGCCGGGGAGGTTCGCATGGGTGCTGAAAAATCCGATTATGTTTGACAAGGCAATCCCGGCGCGAGGGAAACAAGGTTGGTGGAATTGGGATGAAAATAGCTTACAGTTGAAAAATATCTGAAATTTGGAGGGACAAAAAGTGAAGATCAAGAAAATTGCATCCATTTGCATCAGGACAGGCCGTTTTGTCCTCTTCGACAGGATCAGTAAAAATGGCGAGATCACACAGTGGCTTGGTGACGGGTCAGCCGCCTACCCGTTGGACGGCCTCCCAATTTTGGATGGAGAAAGCCTGCGCACTATCTTTGATATTCCTGAAAAGAAGTGGGAAAAGATTCTGTTTCGTCATAGCGCATTCCCGGAAACGGTGAATGTGGATGATATAGCGCAGGGAGAAAGGCAGGTTGAAGAGGCGGGACCTTCGGTAGTACACGGCGGAAGGATTCTGAAGCCTTTGAAAACGCGGAATGGCATTACATTTATCCAGAGCCAATATCTTCAGCCGCTTGAGGATGTTCTGGATATGGTGCAGCTGTTTGAACGACAGACACAGGACGGTAATACCTATATCGTTGCCAAGGCTGGTCTGCTGACTGTCGCGGTCATGTTCCCTTATGACGCCATCAACAAAGAGTTTGTCGAACAGATGGAGGATTTAACAGCGCAATGCCGTTGGGAATTGAGAAAAAAGGAGCAGCAGAATATCCACCAAACAGAACCGGACGACGGGCACGACACTGATTTTGACGAAGAAGCAGGGAGGAAAGAATTGTGAAAACGGTATATTTTAACGCTGTTTGCCCGTTTGAAATCGGTGACTACATACGGGATATGGGCGGGCGTATCCATAAAATCACCGACATTGCATGTGTCCATCGTGTTCGTACAGGAAAAGTGGAATTTCGCTTTGAACTGGATAATAGCGGGCGGCTGATTATGCCCGAGCCGTCAACCGGATCAAAAACACGATAGAGACGGAGGAAAGACCAACCATGCGAACAATCTCTTTTATCAACCTGAAAGGCGGTGTGGGAAAGACCGTTTCAGCGGCCAATTTTGCCCACATTCTTGCGGCAATCCACAACAAGCGCGTCCTTCTGGTGGACGGGGACAAGCAGGGCAACGCTTCCCAGTATTTCCGGCTGTATGGGGAACAGGACGGACTTGCAGCCCTGCTTCTGAACCCGGAGCAGGACATTCTGGAATCCATCTATACGACCCGCTACAGGGGATTGGATGTTATCACATCCAATATGGACCTTTACACAGCTGACCGCGAGATTTACGGAGATGAGGGAAGGAATACGGCAAGGACATTAAAATCTGTCCTGCACCAGATCGAACCGGATTATGATTCAGGGCAACAGCATTTGAAATTATCCAAAAAGGATATC